GCTTGTTTGCCTATGCATGGATTGAGCTTGCTAAGGAGAAATTTGGTAAATCTAATGCTGCTGCTATTGCGGCGGCTATGACACCAGATATCGTACAGCGGTTCTATGATGGTGATATTTTTGGTAGTTACAATGACTTTATGAGTAACGTTGAAGCTGCTTTAAATGGCGACGACAATACGTTCACGGTTTCACCGGAATGTGTTAGTTGGTTCAACCCGAAGAGTATTGCATTGATTTGGTCTTCCATAGGAGTTACGACCAATACCCCTTGTGAAGCGCCTCGCGCTTTAAAAGATGTGTCTTTCTTATCACAAGGTTTCCGTGAAGACCGCGGCATCTGGCTTCCTGTGCCAGAAACTGCACGCGTTTTGTGCTCCCTTCGTTGGGGTTCGAGTGACGACGATGTTCGTTGGCACTTGATGAGAGCGTATGCGTTGCGAATTGACTCTTGGGCAAACCTCGAGTGTCGCACCTTCATTCAACAGTATATTGAGTGGATCTGGAATCATCCAGAATACAAAGAGCAGTTGGTGGGTGAGATCAATGGTATCTCCATGTCTGAAATTGATGGCATGTATAAATCCCCCGATTGGTGTTGGGCATTGTATGCCGGTTTAGAAGAGAAGGGTTCTCCGCTGGTAAGCGAGTACTTCGCCCTTTTAAAAATTCTTCGTAACTACTTTGATAGTCAACTTCATAACTCTCTTCCTTCTTCTTCTTCTTTCTTACTCTCATCATCAATCCTCTCCTGTTAGTATGGGCAAAACAAAAGCTCAGAAAAAGGCAGCCAAGAAGGCTGCCAAACAGAAAAAGAGAGGTCAGACAAAAATCCCAAAAACAGGCCGTTCGAAAAAGAATGGCTCTTCTCCCACGCAGTCAATGCCGGGTGTCATGTCTTCAGTCAATGATGGGCTGAATACCGGAATGGTTTGGAAAAATTCCAATCAGGTTCGGGATCATTTTAATCGGCGATTTGAAAAGGTTGCTGACTTGATTTCTCCTGGGGCTGCATTTACAATTTTGCAGTCACTATTTCTGAATCCTGGGAATTCAGTTTTGTTTCCAGTTTTCTCGCAAATTGCCTCAACTTATGAGGAGTATATTTGTCACCTTCTTCGATTTTGGTATCGAGGTGAGTCCTACACTGCTATTAGC